GCTCTGTCTATTCCAATCACCGACTCCAGAAAGTCAACCTGTAGAGATACAGGAAAACGATCTGTAGCCGATGAAAGATCCAGACAGTCGATAGGCTTACCATCACTCATAGCTTGTTGGGTTTTCCTAACAATATGAGATTGATCGTAAGTTCCATCCGTTTCTAGTTGCTTAAGAGCGTTCATTGACCATCGAAAGATGGACTTTAGAGACTCTTGTGTAAAGTAATCAGCGATAGCAATTTGCCGAGTTTTACCACCACCTTCTGGGATTAGACCCAAACGGCTGTGATTAAAACCAGTATCTTGTTCTCCTGATCACTTGATATTCAAGCTTTCAATGATTCTAGATAAAGAGTTATCAGTTAATGATAATCACTTTCTAAGATTATTTAAAACTTGTTCATCACTAGAAAGAGAGATAAGATCTTGATGTGAGAATGCTAAAGCTGGTCCATTTGGACCACGCTTTGTAGTCGCGTGTCAAGATCCGTCTCATCGAAGGCTAGGTGTATTGAACTTCTTAGATCATAAATCTAAGAACTTCTTTCATCTTTGTCCTAGCTGTGACCAATCAGGGTCTGATCCAGTAGTGATACTGGAAAAGTCCGTGCTTGGTTGAGTGTTAAGCCCAAGGTATAACTTAGTTATACTTAGGGCCACCCTTTTCTCAATTGTAGATCCTCGAAGATAAGGTAACAATGGCTTGATAACCATTGGAACCCCTTCTTTGTCAGACTTACAAAAAGGAATCGGTTCAAAGGGACGCTTCATTGCAATTTTTGTTGCAATCAAGTGGATCGATTTGAAGAATTTTATTGTTTCATTTACACCATTGTTTGACAAACGGTGGTTTATGATTTTAATAAAATTCACGAGTTGATCTTCCGGCATTTTAAGACTATGATTTTGTCTCAAAATATTTGTTAGGAGGCTTCCGAACCTCTTGATAAAGATCTTTGAAAATAAATTCTTAGTTTTCATTTGTCCTGAATTCATTTGTTCACTTATGGTTTAATCGCCATTAGTCGATGGAAATCGACTATAAGATTGAATCTCACAGTCTAAGACAATAGGAATGCTCTCCCCAAAAGAGGGTGCCTAACTAATCCTAAGGGTTTGGTTGGGTTCTGTAACAGAAAGAAGTTTTATAAATTATTTAATTTATAATATCCGAACTGTTATGTTGGAAC